GAAGCCGCTCTGCGCAAGTCATTATTTTCTGCCTGCAAGGAAGAAATCTTTTCTTGGCAAAGGTAATCAAGGATAGCTCTAGTTCCTGCATTCTGACTGTCGATAATGTCTCTCGTGTTTGTATTCATGGTGTTCTGCAAAGCACAGGTGTTCTGTGACATATTGTAGTTTACACCCTGAATGGCTTCACGTGTTTCACAGCAGCAGTTAGCAAGTTGAGACTGCAAAGCATTTGTGTTCTGCATATTTGCGATTGTGTCCGCATTGATAGCCTGCTGAATACCATAGCCTGTCTGCATGATATTGGTGTTAATGCCGTTGAATCCAGTAAGCATACTGTTGTTTACGGCATAAAAACCATCACAGATTCCATTGGAGATTCCATCCAGCTTTCCAACGATAGCCTGCGTGTCAAAGCCCCTCTGTAAATCTGTCTGTGTTAATGCCCCGGTTGCAAAAGGTGTAGCACCACCGTTTCCACCATTACCCCAGCCGTTGCCAAAACCGCCCCAGCCAAAGATCATAGCAAATACGATAATTGCCCAGATCCCATCACCACCGAGAAAACCATCATCACGATTGTTACCTGTCACTGCTGCAATATCAGCAAGACTTGGTGAATTTCCATTGAACATTTTGTTTACCTCCGTAAATTTTATTTACATCGGGTAGACTGTCTTTTATGTGCGCACGACCCAAAATGTATCAATTAAATAATTTCATAACTTCTTCTTTTGCCTGTTCTACCGTAATCCCACGTTCTTTGCACATATTTTCTGCCATAGATTTTAAGCCCTGCGTATTTCCGCTCTGAATCATCTGCATAGCATTCTGTGCCATAGGATTATTTTTTATCTGTGGATCATTCATAATTTTGTTCTTGATAATATTCATAGGATTCATTATGACTCACCATCCTTTTTTACCGCTCTTGTTTTTGAAGCGGAATTTTTACCGATGCTTTTTTCAATCTGTTCTATTTTCTCGAATAATTCATCGAACTTCTGCATAAATACCTCTGTAACATCATCAGATAGCCCAAATTTCGCTTTTTGTTCATCTGGCGATAAATTGCTAGGGCTTTCAGATTGAACAGGCTTAAAAACGACCGTAGAGATTTTTCCGTCAGACGCCCATTGCTTTGCGTATATCTCCGATAAATCATTCTTTGGGAATATAGCAACAGATCCATCCATTGGTACATCATTTGCGGCAATTGCATTTATATCAGATACAATTTTTCCGTTGATTCCAGATTGAACAGGTTGTGAAATGCTTTGAAACTGTTCCTGCTGCGGCATTCTTTGCATATTTGCCCAAGGATTGTATGGATATGCGTTATAGCCGGGATTGTATTGAAAATTATTCTGCGGTTGCTGATATTGATTGTTCATCCACATCTGCCTCTCTTTCCTCATCCAAAACTTCCTGTATCGCATGAATCATTGCACACTGGAATACCAGTGGAACACGCAAAACCTCTTCTTTGTTTCTTATTTTTTCTAAAATTTCTTCTGAAAACATTTTATGCACCTCCTATGTTATGAATAAATTTTTGCATAAAAAAAAGACAGGCAACTGTCACATTCCTGTCAAAAAACTATCACAAATCCTAGAACTTTTGCCATTTTATATAACAAAACCTAGATAAATTATGTTAAGGCAAAAAAATATCGAACATTCGTTCGATTTTTGATTACTTTTGACTACTTTTTTGATTACCTCTCTTGAAAACTCTAAAAGATGAAGCCGTGCAGTCTCTCCTTTCTTCCAGTGTTTTCAAGGGTTTCAAGGTTCTCAAAGTATTTTTTTGTTAGTAGCGGAAAAGGGATTTGAACCCCGACTCGGGATTTATTCTTCACTTTTCGGACTACAAAAAAAGCAAGTATTTACAACGGTTTTACCGCTTTTTAACCATTAAAAATGTACTTTTTGTTTTGATTACCTTGGTTACCTTTTGGGCAAATTGCCGCTTCTAACATAGATGATACGTCTTTCACGGCTCGATTATTGTAATAATAAAATTCTTTTGTTGTTGTTATGCTCGTATGTCCCATTTGTTGCATTATGATAGATTCAGGTATTCCCGCATCAAGTAAATTTGTAGCGTAGGTTTTCCTTGCCTTGTGCAACGACCTTGGCTCTATGTGAAGTGTTTTACACATACGATACAAACGCCTTGAAAAATGGTTTGCCTTAACTCTTTTCCCATCTTTCACAAAAACATATTTTGAAAATGGATTGAGACGTTTTAACCTCATGAGAGTTTTCCTTGCTTCGTCTGTGATTATAACATCTCGTTCCCCTGCTTCTGTTTTGGTGGAATCAACCACCTCATATACTTCTTTCCCATCGTCACCAAAGTATTTTATTTCCATTTTTCTGATCCGCAGACAATCAGCCGTTACACAATCCCATGATAGTGCTGCAAGTTCCCCGGCTCTAAGACCTGTCTTAAATGCAAGAACAACTCCAAGAGATATTACGTCATTTGCTTTATATGCTAAGTCTTGTATCATATATTCTTCCGCTTTGGTAAATACTGATTTTTTAGGATCTTTTACCCTGCGTCTGAATATATTTCTCGACAAGTCTAAATCGCCCATAAAGCGTGTAATGCTGATTTCTGTATATTTTCTTTTTGCCGCATACTTAAACACACCATTCAAAATCAACCTAACCTTTGCCCATCCTTTTGATGTGAGATTTTCATTGTGTATAGTCGATTTGACAAAATCTTCCAATATATCATCATTGATAAATCTTATCTCCATATTTGAGATTCTTGAGTTTGCAAAAAACCTCAAATAGTCACTCTTATACCTTTGCGCAGTCTGCAATTTCACTTCTCCGTATTTTAACTTCTGCTCGACCCACGCATCAAAAACCTCATTAAATGTAGGTTGATTCTCGTGTTCTTTGTAATAATCAACTATTCCATCTTCCAGAGATTCAAGCGTACTCCTTTTCAGCAGTTTTCTACCGCTTTCTGATGTCTTGTCTGGAAGATATGTGTAATACTTGCCACCACTTCCTTTCCATTTTCTAAACTTGTGTCCGTCAAGATATTTTTTTCGCTCATTCATGTTGATCTGTTCCTGCACGGCTTTCATGTCGATAATACCATTTTCAACCGCAAATTTCAACAGATCGGAATCGCTCAATTGCATATCCCATCACCTACCCTTGCTATCTTACATTTTATATCACGTATTCTTCTGTCAATGGTAGAGTCGGAAACCGAAATTTCCAACCCCACTTGACTTCTTGATTTTCCTTTGGAAAGCATCCTAAATATTTTTTCCTCTTCTTCGGTAAAATTGGCGTTTTCTAGAAAATAATCAAGTTCCGGCTTAGTCAGTTTTGAAAACCTCATAAGCACATCTCCTAATTCTTAAAAATTCTTAAAAATCAATTTGTCGTATCCTCTCCAATATTTATTCTCACTGGCATTTTTTACGCCTATATCATGATGCTTTTGCCAACACGACTGACAAAGTTTACTGTTTTTCCTGTCTACAGGCTTTTTGCAGTCTAGGCACAGATGCGCAGCAGTCATTCTTTTGATATAATGCTCTTTTGGCTTAATATCCATTTTCATGTGATTCTGTGCATCTTTCTTCAAGCAAAGAGCGCATTTTGTGCGACAATATGCCGCTTTTTTCTTTCCGCATCTTGTGCAAATGCCATTTTCTTTTCTGATTCTGTAAGTATTTCTCTTTTGTTCTCTTATTTTTTGCCTATCTTCTTCTTTTATGGTTGTTTTTCTTGTTTTACGCTTCTTCTCTCTGCATTCAATGCAGGATTTCTCATCGCCAAACAGTTTATTCTTACAGCATATTGGACATATACCTATTTTTGAGTAAAACTCTCTAGATTCTTTTAGGTAACTGTTTCTTTTTTTCAAACATTTTGAACAATACCATCCGTCCCTGTCCTGCTTTTCTCCGCATTTAGGACACAAACCAAGTCTTATTCTTTTATCTGTCATTTTCTTTTGTCTTGACACCGAAGATGTTGACTCTTCTTTATTCATTTGCAAAATTCCTCTCTGTATCTTTCTGGCATTGGAACACTATTTACTGCGTCCAAGTCAATTTCATTGATTGTGTTGTTTCTGACAGCTTGATAAGATTTTTCGTTTTCACTGTCAATAAGCATTCTTTCTGACTTGGAATTTTTGATCTCAATAGCGTTTCTAAATTCATTGGTTGATTTTTCTGATTGTATTTCTTTCTCCAGTTCTTGGTTGTAAATCTTATAGAATGTGCTTCTTGTTACATTCTCGTTAAAATTTTCAGAAGTTGCCCAAGACCTAAGTTCTCCAGGAGAGCCAACGGCATTTTGCACTGTTTTAGGCAATTTCTCAAATTCTTCCACAGAATGATATATACTGTTCTGCATTGCCTTTGATACCAACGCCCACGCCTGCGCACAGTTTAGCCGATCAGGGCGTTGAATACGATGTATAATGTCTACAATTTGACCGATTGATGGAGCAAATCCCTTATTTTCACTCATAATATAAGATTTTAACGCCATTTCAACCACATCATAATCATAGTCTTTCAGAAGTACGCCCCATGCGTTTACAGTATATCGTTTATTCGGATGATAGTTTGGATAAGCCGCTTCCATCATCATTACAATTTTTTCTGCATCATCTTTAGTCATTAGCTTTTACCTCGCTGTCATTTGTTTGTTTTAAGGGCAAGGATTTCTTCTCCATCAGTTCCCAGTCCCTTATAGCCTTTTTCCAGTCAATCATCTTTTTGTTCCCTATGAACCAATCTCTTGATTCATAGTATTTGTAAAACTTTTCTACATCCACATTATTTTTTCTGTGTTCGCAGTATTCTTTTAATTCTGCAATTGTTGGTTTTACAAATGATCTTGGTACAACTATCGTTACTGGAGTACCTATTCCTCGATCGAGATGATTCGTCTTTGCAACATATCCACCTTTTGTTCTTTCTATTTTTTGGCGAACCATATTTCCTTTATCGTCTTTAATGATTTTTCTTTTTGGTCTACGTAGACCAGTACCCGGTCTTTCCAAATCTTTAATAACTTTTTTCCATGACGCACCTGCTTCTGTTGCCAAGCAGTTGGCCTCTCTCTCATTAAAAGTATATTCCCCTTGCTTTGTAAGGCCCAAAAGAGAAATCTCAAACTTGTATGCCGTAGGTGTGTATCTGTCTGACTGTATCGTGTTATGCCGTTTCCAATGCTTAACCGCTATTACATCAGAACTTGGAAATGGAAGTATAAACTCTCGATCGAACAAGCATTGCATATCATCTGCTGTTGCTTGGCAGTATCTAGCAACGCTTGTGGAATTGTCGATAAAACCATCATCGTCAGCGTTCATGCACAGGTGGAAATACAACCCCTGTGCAGACAATGGCATGTCCAAAAATGACGTAGATGTGACTACATCACGACTAAATGACCTTTTTCTAGCCATAATATCAGCCCCCTTATTTATAATCCGTATTTAGAATCTTATCTTCGCTATAAGATTCTAAAGAAATGTCCATAACCTCTTCTAATTTCTTCTGATAGAAGTCAACATTAAATTCTGTTGGTGCTTCATCCATTTTCATGGATTCTTTGGCTACGCACTTCATCAAAGTATTGATTCTCTTCTCTCCAAATCCAAAATATTCATGAAGTGCTAGAAATATAATGCAACTTGATGTTGACATTCCATTTGCCAACCCAAATTTATAATATTTCATAGCCATCTTGTCTAACGCCTTGCCGCCTACAGGGTGAACTGTTGCTCTTGCAAGCCATTCATGTTCCAAACTGTTCAACTTCGTTTTTTTCTGCTCTCTCGCTTCTCTTCGCATAGCTGCTCTTTTATTGTGTGCCATTATTTTTTCCTCCTAAGTTTCTTTCTTTTTACGCTTCTGACCGGATCGGTAATGTAACTAACCATCACGTTATTCCGTACTCTTTCATTAAAAATGCGATTCTTTTCTTGGTTATACTCTGATCGCTCTTTAATGTATTTTTCACAAGTGCCATGACAACCTACCTTTCTTCCAGTTTCAGAAGTGCAATATCTACAACATTCCATATTGTTTTCTCTCCGTTATCTGTTATCACTTGTATCGTTAGTTCCAAATGCGATCTCATCCATATCCTCATAACCACCAACATCGTGAAATGGATATGCTTCTTCATATAGTTTTCTTTGTGCTTCTAAGGCTCTTTTCGTAGCACAACCTTTTTTATTCTTCTCCATAGATTGTTCTACAAGTACATTTCTTTCTTCATCAGTCATTTTTAACATTACCTCTCTTCTCTCACAAACTCGACAATATAGTCATCGCCTGTAGCATGTTCTATCTGCACAATTTTAATATTACAGTCACCGTGTAATTTTTTAACCGGATCGTTTATATAGTCAGCACACCAAATTTCCATTTCGCTGTTTTTTTCAATCGCTACCATAAACATCACCCCTTTCTTACCTTAAATAAAAATATTGCTTTATCGTCTTTAGACGCATTTCGTAACACTATCGGAACAGTATTAGCCAAAGCTAAGTACGCTGCGCTAATAGCAAGTTGGTCCTCTAGCGGCCATGTTGTTATGTCAGATTCGTCTAATAATCTCATAATTTCCGCTATTTCATTTTGAGTCATAATCTTCATTCCTCCTTAATGTGAAATACTTCTCCAAATTCTTTCCGAAACAATTTCTGTTATAGTTTGCGGATTAACAGAAAACATTTTTGCTAATCTTCCAGTTTTCATAGATCCACCATTTCTAATATGATTCTCTCTTATGTATTCAACATCTTTTCTACTTAATTTATGCATCCCATGAAGTTCACCTTTTGTTGCAACATCACGTTTTAATCCGTTTTTCCAAGCATGTTTTTCGTTTTCACTTTTTGTACACCACTCCAAATTTTTAACAGAGTTATCGTGTTTGTCACCATTTTTATGATTTACATCTGGTTTGTTATCTGGATTTGGAATAAATAACTTAGCTACTAATCTATGAACTAAATATGATTTTGGCTTACCGTCAATATTCATTCCACATCTAGGATAACCATTAGAGTTATCATGTTGTGTTAAAACATGTCCTTTTATTTTGCGACCTCTAGCACCTTCTCTATCTTTCGTTCTAACATTCCCCAGATTACTTACTTCATATATTTCTCTATTTCCTTTAATCTCTTTCCATTGTTCTTTCATTTTATTCTCCTGTTATTAATTCTGAATAAGGAAGAGTTTCTACAAAATCGCAAAATTCTCTCCAACAATCCAACTTGTGACATCGCCTACTTCGATAGATATTTGCCAACACCTCATAATTCATCATGACATTACGTGTTTGGTTATAGCTGCTCGGCAGAAGCTGAATCATCTGCCACCAATATCGTTTGTCCTTTGTTTTATTAAACCTTTCTCGATAATAATTAAGAACATTAATCGTTAAACCAAGCAGATCATCACTATCTACCCTAATGTTATTTGCATCATTAAAGAAAAGAGCATCTCCTGCGTCATTATTAGACATATTCAGTAAATGCTCACATGAGAAATTTTCTAAAGTAAACTCTTTCTCATCAATCTTATGCATTGTACTGCAAGAGTTTGAAACAGTTCCAACTTTATAAGTATCAAATTCTTTCC